TCCACACCTACCACCACCAAGCCAGCCGAGGGCACGCAATCGGCGAAGTTGACGCACGCGCAGAAAATGAAACTTACCACGCTTTCGATCAAACTTCTCGATGCGGGATTTTACGGCGAAGAGCTAAAAGAAATCATGGCCCGCGCAGTCTCGAAAGTGGCCCGCTAACTCACAAACCACACACAAAAACCAAATGAAAACACTAAACACAACAACAGACGACCAGATCACCGATGCCGGACATGATGCCGAAATGATTCCACAAGTGCGCGCCCTTTGCGCTCATCTCGATTGCCAGCCGGACGAATTGAGCCGGGAACGCTACGATCACTATGGCATGCCCGTTTTCAGCTACGGACGCGCAGAATACGCCATTGCGAGGGATAGCGAGGCGGACAGCGCGTGGGATCAGTCGCTCGACTCGTATGTTGAGGAATGTATCACTCCAGAAATCGAAAAGCTAGAGCTTGGCAATTTGTCCGCCTATATCAAATTCGACACGGAAATGTGGAAACGCGATGCTCGCATGGACGGGCGGGGCCACTCGCTTTCATATTATGACGGCAAAGAGAACCAAGAGGGCGAATTTTTCATCTATCGCACGCACTAACATCCACCCTCTAACCACTGAAAAAACACCATGAAAACCCTACTTTACACACTCATCATCACCGCCAGTATTTCCAACTGGTATTTCGGCTACACCGTGGGCCTATCTTGCGGTCAATCCGCGAACGCTACGCCGTCGCCAGCGCGTTTAATCGAGAAACCCAAAACGAAGCCCGCAAAACCCCAATGGCGGGAACTAGACGGCGACAGCCTATTGCCCGTGCGCGATGAATACGCGGACGCGAGCCGCGAGGAACTTGAATCGCTCCTGCTTTTTGGCAACGAAAGGGTGAAGTTGAACCTTTCCCGCCGTAGGTAAAAGCAGATTCTTTCACTTTTTCCTTGCAACCTTTTACTAACTAGCTACAACTCCAAATCGCAAATGAAAACAAGCCAACTCGATAGCAAAATCAACTCACTAAAAAACGGCCAATTCTTCCGCATCGGCGGCAATTCGCAAGTATGGACAACGTGCGAAAAGAGCGGCGACGGAAAAACAATCCGCTTCGTTCGCCACACGCCGAACTCGTCCGAAGTCTTCAAATCAGTCCGCGCTTAATTATGAAACCCGACAACATCAAATGCTCAAAATGCTTAGGCTCCGGCCTAGTGCCGAACCCTGCCACGATTGGCAAGCGGCTTAAGAAACTCCGCAAAGACGCCGGACTATCGCTGACCGCCGTAAAGACAGCCCTTCGCGTCTCGCACGGCTACGTCTCGCTGATGGAATCCGGCAAGGCAACAATCACAACGGCGAGGGTGCGCCAGTATCGGGACGCGGTTGCAAAGCTATCAAAATCCAAATGAAAACCATCGAAGAACTACACGAAGAAGCCGCCGACAACTTAGCCGCATGGCGGGCAACTCAATTTCACCGCTCGGCGCTTTGCTTTGTCATTGTTCTTATCGTCACGGCACTAGCTTTTGCCAGCTTGATTTAATAATATGAGCGCGTGGAAACAATACGCCGTTACAGCAAAGCCAAATGGTATGGCTTCGGGACGGATAATTACACCGACTTCTTTGCGAGTTCGATTCTCGCCGCGCTCCTTGCTTTAACAAATGAACCATAGTTTTCAATTCAGCGCGTGGCGGAAACAGACGACAGTTCCTACGCGAGCTAGTGGCAATCAATACACGGGCAACCGTGCAAATGCGTCCAATGCAGGTAAAAACCCTGCCGCGCTGAATTGAGAACTAACAAAACAACAAACCAAACCAATGAGCGAAAATAACCAACTAACAATTAAAGAACAGCCGCAGCCAAGCGTTGCGCTAATGCTGCAAACAATCTGCGAACGCGGAATCACCGCAGAGAATACAGAGGCGATGACGCAACTGATGAAGTTGCACGAACGCATGGAGGACAGGCAAGCCGAGCGCGACTTCAACGCCGCATTTTCCGCGCTACAAGCGGAGACGCCGGACATTGTGGCAACGTCCGCTATTCCTAATCGCGGAAAATACGAGCGTTTTGAGGACGTGATGCACGTCATGCGCCCGCTGCTATCAAAGCACGGTTTCAGCGTTTCGTTTTCTCAGGAGACGGGCGACAGAATCACCGTGACTTGCCACTTGCGGCACGCGAGCGGGCATAGTCAGCAAACGAAGTTTGGCGTGCGCCTTGGGGGGAAAGCCGACAGCGAGACACAAGCCGACTGCAAGGCGAGCACCACGGCGAAGCGTAATAGCCTACTACAGGCGCTGAACATCGTTATCCGGCAAGACTGCATGCAAGACGAGGACGACGCGAGAATCACGGGCGAGGTTGTCAGCGCGGAGCAAGCGGCATCACTATTTGAGCGGGTCGAATCCGTTGGAGCGGACAAGTCAGCGTTCCTTTCTTACGCTGGCGCAAAAACCTTCTCAGAAATCAGCGCAAGCCGATATGACGCGCTAGACGCCATGCTCGCACGCAAGGAAAAAGCCAAAGCCTAGCCATGCCAAAGATTCACGAAATAACACAAGGCGATCTCGATTGGCTAACGCTGCGCGTGGGGCGCGTTACCGCCAGCGACTTTGACCGCATCGTTACGCCGGAATTTAAGGCGCGAGACGGAGCAACTCCTTACACCTACCTTTGCGAGAAAATCGCGGAGGCATACAAGGGAAAGCCGATGGCCGGAATATCCACTTGGGAAACCGAGCAGGGGCAACTCCTAGAGGACGAGGCACGCGGCTGGTATGCGATGGAGCACGATGATGTGAAGATTCGCAACGTCGGCTTTGTTGAGCACGATAACGGGCGGTGCGGATGCTCGCCGGATGCCTTGCTTGGCGAGGACGGCGGGCTGGAAATAAAATGCCCTCAGCCCACAAACCATGTGCGCTATTTACTAGACGGGATTTTGCCCAAGGACTACGCGCCCCAAGTGCATTTCAGCATCTACGTAACGGGCGCGAAATGGTGGCGTTTCGTCTCCTACCATCGCGGCTATCCCGCGTTCGTTCTGCGCGTTGAACGCGATGAATCAATCATGGCAAAAATAGACGCCGCGCTTGCCGCCTTTTATGTCCGCTACGATGCGGCAATGGAGTCTCTCAGAAACAAAACCAACTAAACAAACATCATGTCACTAAAATCAGGAAAACACACTTGCCGCGTTGCGGCTCCAATAAACGGCTGGTTCTGCGAAAGCAAAACAGGCACAGCGGGATTGCGATTGCCGCTAGAAATCACGGGCGGAGAATGCAACGGCACGCACGTTGAATACATCGCATGGCTATCGCACGCCGCGCTAGATCGTTCAGTGAAGACGCTTGCCGACGTTTTCGGATGGGATGGCAATCTTGCCGCGCTCGCCTCGTTAGTTGACTCCGGCCCGTTCGTGGGGCGAGAGTGCGAAATCACCGTTGAAGATGAGGAATACAACGGCAAGATGTATCCAAAAATCAAATGGCTAAATAAGGCTGGCGGCGGAAGTAGCGCGAAACCGCTGGCGAAAGATGCCGTTGCCGAAATGGTGGCAAAGCTGAACGCGACTGCGATGAAGCTTGCCTCTGAACCGAAAGAGGACGCGCCGAAAGCCGCGCCAAAGTCTGCGCCGAAACCGCCGAAAGATGCCGACCTTGACGTTGCGCCCGATGACATTCCGTTTGCTATTCCATTTGCCCCGTTCATCGCCGGACTAGGCGCGGCTGCTTCACTCTTTGCGTAACTGAACCACTTTCCCGCCGTGCATCCACTTGCCGAGACCAAAAAGATGTTGAAGTGATGCGTAGTGTAACGTCTGTGAACACGGGCGAGCGCATCGGCGGCGGGAATCTTTCAAATAAAACACCATGAGCATCTTAAAACCAGCCAAACCACGCCAAGAGCGAACCACGGGAAGCGCGGCGGCTCACCGCACGGCGGGACGCAAGCGCAAAGAGACTGACAACTATTTCCTCGATGCTATTTTTGGAAACAAAGGCGCGAGGAAAGACAGATTGGAAAGGAGAATCAAATGAAACGCAACGGCACTGAATACATCGAAAGCGGACTAGGCGGGCATCCTCGATTTGACCGCAAGTGTGGGACGGTTGCGGTGAACATCGCACTAGACAACTTCCTCGAAAAACGCGGAATGGCGAAAGTAGATTTTAGCACGATTCAACAGCCGACTAAGAAAACCAAATGAACCATCCCGAACTAGACTTTGCGCGATACCCTAGCGCGCCCGGATACAAGCGCGGCGGCACATCCAAGGCGGCGGCTGATTCAATGCGCGAGAAAGCGCCCACGCTGCGGCAAAAAGTGCTAGACGTTCTGTTTCATCAAGACCTAACCGCTGACGAGTGCGCGGCGGAAGTTGGCAAGTCGCTTTTGTCAATCCGCCCCCGCCTCACTGAATTGCTAAGACTTGGCAAGATAGCCGACACGGGCACCACGCGTCGCAACGCCAGCGGAAAGCAGGCAACTGTTTGGCGCGCAGTATGAACCCGCACACAATTCGCCGCCTTTTTCCTCACGCATCTCAATCACTAATCGCCGCAAATGAACAAGACTACGGGAAACCTTACATTGAAAGTGATGGGCAGATTGCCAAGCTGGAACGCGCTGCTGGCGATGAACCATTGGCAGCGAGCAAAGGAAAAAAAGAAGCATCTGGAAGAGTTCATTTCAAGTTTGTCTCTGTCCGAAAACGCCTCATTGATCCCGATAATGTTAGCGTTAAATGGCTGCTCGACTGTTGCCGACGCATCGGCCTTGTTGCGGGAGATGAGCACGACAAAATCACGCTCGAAACCACGCAACGCAAAGCCGCGAAAGGCGAGGAAGAGCATACTTTAATAGAAATTATTTACCCTTAACAAAACGCCATTGGGCAAACGCCCGTTCCCGCATCCGCTTAACTGGTGATATGCTTGGGGATTAGTTGAACCTAACGGTTGCTAGTGGCACTTTTTACAAACCAATGAAAAAACCAACACCAAGAAACCACGGGCTTGACGCTAGAAACAGGCAAAAGGAAAAATACGACATGAGGAAAAACGGCTGGAAGTGGAGCGAAATCGCCGCACACTTTGGCGTTTCGATTACGACCGTTTTTACGGCAGCGATGAGATACGAAGAAAACTACCTACGGAAATGAAAAAACAACCACGCAGAGAAAGCCACGCCAAGATGATGATAGGGCTAGCAATGACGAAGCTTGCCCGCCTAAACGCTGGCACGGCGCAACTCCACGAAATCACGATTGCCGCGAAGGAAGTCGAGCGGTGGAAGCAAACCTTAATAGACGAATCTTTGCCGCTGATTGGCAAGCCTGTTAATGTTTCTGTTAAATAAACCTTTACAGTTAATTTTACACAAGGTATTATGCAATCCATGTATGCCAAACTATTCAGTCGAATCGCGCAATCCTCACTTATGGAGCAAGATGTAGCAACGCGCTATTGCTTTATGATGCTTCTCGCTATTTCAGACCCTTACGGCGACGTTATCGGCACAGACGTTGCCATTGCTCGCACGGTCAATCTTCCGCTCGATACTTTCAAGCGTTGCCTTGCCGATTTAATGTCACCCGATCCAGACTCCAACAGCCAAGCAAAAGACGGGCGGAGAATTGTCGAAAGCGAGGCGGGCAGAGGCTACACGATTGTAAATTACCTGACCTATCGGGCCATAAAAAGCGAGGAAGAGAAGAAAGCCTATATGCGGGAATACATGGCAAGGCGTCGTAAAGCGCAGAAAGACAGCGATGTAACCGATGTAAAGATTTGTAAAACTGTGTTAAGCGAGGTAACACAGTCAGAGGTAGAGTTAGAGAAAGAGAGAGATAGAGAGATAGAGAAAGAGGAAGTAAAGAAGTCGGCGTTGCCTCCTGTTATTTCTAAAAAGCCTGTTGTTCGTCCTTCGCAGGAGGAAGTTGAGGCCTATGCAGTCGAACTAGGGCTTACCAAGAATGACGGCGCGTTCAAGTTTGACGGCTGGCTTTCAAACGGATTTACGGCAAACGGGAAGCCAGTGAAGGATTGGAAAGCAGCGATGCGGACTTGGCAACGTGGCGGATTCTTCCCAAGTCAAAAGGCCGCAAGCCCGCAGAACCGTAGAGCGGGCGAATATCCCGAAACCATTGTGGGGAAAATCATCACAATATGACCGACACACCGAAACATACGGGCGAGCTTGGAATCGTCGAGGCGGTTGAAAAGCTGTTGGCCGAAATAGAGCCAGCAACCGAAGCCGAGTGCCACGCCCACGATTTCAAAGCATACATCGCCCCGCAGCTTAAAAGATTCGGCTTTGAGTGCCGCTATCGCACGGACGGGCTAATGGACGGCGCAGACGGGCGCTGTGTGCTTCAAAAGCGCACGCTGGCGGCATTGACCAATATGCTTTGCGGAAAGGGCGCAATCGCCGCCATGATAGGGCAAAGGGGCATCGGTAAAACTCAGATTGCCTCGCAATACGTCATTGATCGGCTTTGGGCAGAGCATGGCACGGCGAGGTGCTCGTGGTTTCACTACACGAAGCTGACAACCATAGTCGCAAAGCTCAAGGCGTTCTACGGTGATTTTGGCACAACCGACATGGAGCGTCTGGAAATGTATCGCGCCTTTCTAACGCACTCACTTGACCTGCTAATCATAGACGAACTCCACGAAGTAGCCGACGATAGCAGACATAAAGACCGCATACTGTCTGACATATTGGACGCGCGCTATGCAGCGAAAAAGGACACGCTTTTGATTTCCAACCAATCCGCAAGCGAGTTTTCCAAGGCCACAAGTCCATCTATTATCTCCCGGCTGAACGAACACGGCGGAATCATTCCTTGCGAATGGGCGTCATTTAGAGAAAAACCAGCGCAATGACAAAAACCTCAGTATCAATGCCAGCCGATTTGCTCGCGTGGACGCAAGCCGAGGCGAAGAAACGCGACTCGTCGGCATCGCGCCTGATTTGCGACCTCATCGAACTTGAACGGCGAGCATCGGTCTTTGTGAGGCTTGAAGCACTAGAAAAAAAAGTCAAAGAACTAGAAACCAAATGACCGCACAACGCCGCTACGAATACCACGCCGACCGCGCACTTGACGCCGACCTTGCCGAGACAATCGCCGCCGCTTGCTGCGAGAATTGCGGGCGCGAGCTTGTGAATGACAAGTGCGAGAAGTGCGAGGACAAAGGCGATGAGCAAGGAAGCTGAAAAACTCTTAGAGAACAAACAAACCAAAAATACAATGACCACAGATACACTATTCAACATCGAACCAACGAAACCGACGAAGCTACAAGCCGCGAGGCGTGCGCTTGCTGATGCCGTCGCTGAATACGATGCCGCACTAGAACGATGCAGCGGAGACGATGCCGACTTGGTATCATACGAGCGCGCCGTCCAAAGATTCACCGAACTCGTCAAAGCAGAAGAACTGGCCGAGTTGAACAATTCAAAACAAAACATTGTATGAACATCATCAAAATAATCACCATCCCCATATGCTTTATCGCGTGGGCAATACTGACAATCGCGTGGGCAATAGACCGTGCCGAAGGGGAAACTCTCAAGGAATACATCACGAAACAAATACTATGATACCAAACGAACGACCAACTCCGCTCACTGATGAGGCAACAATCAACAATGTGCTAATCCAGCTATGACCCTCCACACCTACGACTTCGCGATCTACAACGGCAGGGTCAAGGTCTATGTGGACGGCTACGTGATGTTCACCTTCAACCAGCTAGATTTTAAAGGCTACTACGCCTATAAAGACGACACGTTGCTGTTTGGAATAGACATATACCTCGTTGATACGACGATGGAAATCTACTTCAAAACCAAGGAAAACTGGTTCGCAATTCTCGCGCTACTCGACAAAAATTTATGAACAAACGACCAACTATGCTGACTGATTGTGCATCATTCGGGACAGACGATGAATCATTGAACAGACTATACGGGATTCGTGAATTACCTAAATACGTGGTTCCGGCTGACTTCGCCCGCACCCTCGAACGCTCTCTTGCAGAGCGGACAGAGGAAAGGGATAAGCTGTTAGAGAAACAGTCGTGGCTCATTGCGCATCCGACAGCCATCGAAGCCGCACACCAAGTTGTCGAATGGACAAAGTGCGAGCAAGACCGCGACACCGCCCTCGCCAAGCTCGTCAAGTGCAGGGAGGCGTTGGCGAGACTAGAAGAAGTCGGAATCCTATGCCAACGAGCAGAGGAAGCGCGATATTCAGACGCCCGCATTTTCGCACGCCAAACCCTAGAAGAAACCAAATGATCGAAACGCCCGAACAACTCCGACGTGAGATCGCCTATCGAGTGGACGAGCGCATCGGCATTATGACGCTTGGCGCGCTGCCGTCTAAGTCGGTTGTCGAGTTTGCGGAGAATGAGGCGCGTGAGTGGGCGCGGCGGTGTTATCCTGAGCTTTTAGACAAGTCGGATGAAAGCCTTAACAAGTGAGCGGGCGCGATACTTGCGCCACACTCCATCGCCACTCTCTGAGTCGCGCTCGCCTTTGCCGTTAGTGTTGCCCTCGATTGCGGTTATTTCTCCGCGCTCGCTATCCTCTGCGACAATTCCGATGTGCGAGAAGTCGAAAACCACTATATCCCCACGGCGGCACGGCTCATTTTCTCCTAGAACTTGCAAGCCTTCATCCTTTGCCCATCGGATGAAATCGAACGCGCCCGTTGTCTTTGGGCGCTGGAAATGCACGATTGCCTGCACGCTTGGCGATTTCATCCACTCGCGGATAATCCAGCAGACGAACGCAGCACACCACGGCCAAACGCCCGGCTCCGTCCAAGTCGCTGACTGATACTCGCGCACCCTTGGCCCGCGATTGTTCCCGCCGATTTCTCGCGTGCCGATTTCCTTTTCAGCGATGCGGGCAAGTGCGTCTCGCGCGTGTTCCGGCGACAAGATTGCTAGGCGAATCTCCTCACTTGGCATATCCGCGAATGTCGTTTTCGAGCCTATCGCCGTCAACGCCGAGAACTATCGCCTTTCCGTCATAGGAAAGCGTAGCACCGTGATACGTGACGCCTGCGCGGTATTTAATAGCTGAGCAGCTTGTGAGATACAAACACGCGAGGATTGCGAAAACGGCATAGACGAAAGCCAGGACGATACGGCGAGGGTCGTTAAGAAATGGATTCATGGTTTTGGTTGTTTGATTGCGTCACGGGCGACAACAAAGCCTCCGCCGATTGCTGCTGTTTCGAGAACTTGTCCGACAAGATAAATCCAAGCTGGCCCGCCTTGATATGTTTGAAGAAACTTGCCTAGTGCGTAGGCGATGGCCGCGATGGTTGTTTTGTAGTTGTTCATAGTTTTAGTGTTTCTTTGAAGGGGCAGGGTTTTCCTGGGCACATACGATACGCCATTAGCATACCGTGGTTCTCGCCAGCTTGCTCTCTAACAGCCTCTATCGCACTTCGCAGCTCCTTGCGATCAGCCTCGCATTGTTCGCTGCGATGCCAAAGGATTTTTGCAAGAAAACATAACGCGCCAGTCACGGAACTTACGGCTATGAGCAAAGCGTTTTCAAGCGTCATGGCTTATTCTGTAAGTGCGGCAATTTCTGCTTCTGCTTCCGCTTTTTTGGCGAGTGCGGCGGCGAGCTTCTTTTCGTTCTCAGTTTGCAGCGCGGCCTCGCGCATCGCTGTCAGCTTGGCAATGTCGCCCTCGTCGAAGGCGGCGGAAGCATCGGCAAGCAGCGCGGCGAGTCTGTCTCGGTCGGCGGTGATTGCGTCGTTAGCGGCATCCTTTGCGTCGAGATGAGCTTTGATGTCGAGCCATAGCTGGCCGGATTCGGTTTGGATTTGAAACAGTGATTTCATGGGTTTGTGGGTTGTGGGTTAGGCTAAGAGTCCGGCGTTCCGTAGTGCTTTGACTACTTGTGCAAGCGTGTAGCCGTCAAACGTGTCGTCCGTTTTGAGATTTGTCCCCCCGCCGAGGTGTACAACGGTTGCGCTGGCAACTGCCGTTGTCGGCTGAACGATTGGCGTCGCATTCCAGAAGCTGAGTTTCTGCGTTGTTGCCGCGCCTATCTTCGTTCCGGTCGTCGTGTTGAAAGCGATGTTCTGCGCATCGCCTAAAGTGATTCCGCCGTTAGCTGTGAGAAGCCCCGTCAGCGTGGTTGCGCCTGTGACGGCGAGGGCGTTAGCAAGGGTGACGCCAGTTGTGCTGACCGTGACTCGCAATGTGCCGCCAGCCGTGAAGCCGAGTTGATCCTCGCCGACGCGATAGATGCCCGTGTTCGTGTCGGCTGAACTTCCGAACGAAAACGTGGGCGCCGATGCGCTTCCGCTGCTTCCCAGAACTAAAGAAGCTCCGATATTGTAATCATAGTTGCCCGATCCAGAAAACAAGTTACCCCCTGATGAAACGTGCCAACGAAGTGTGCCATTTGTTGCAATTCCGATGTTGTTTGTGCCAATGCGATAAATACCTGTATCGGTATCTGAACCAAACTGGATGGAAGGCGTGCTTACTGAACCATCCGGGAACAGTGAGCTTCCAGCAGTAATGTTCAGCGCATTGTTAGTTGTCCCCCCGGATGCGGTCAGCGTGAGGGCTACATTGGTTGATGAAGTGCCCGTGCGCGTATTTGAGATCGCCGCGCCTGTGGTTGTGACAACTGAGGTAAAGTTAGAGCCTGACAGTCCAATGTTTAGTCCAACGATTGAACCGCTTACATTTAAGCTAGTGGTTGAAATATCAAGCAGCTTGCCTGTCGATAAAGAGGTTGAAGCTAGGTAAATCCCTGTGCCGGATGTTAGAGAATTGAGCGGCACATATACTTGTGAGAGTGTTGTTGTCCCAATGGCATTCGCCCCGCCCATCACAATATTTGTCGCCGCGCCAAAAGCGTTCACGGTCGTTGCCGTGGTGTTCAGCAAAGCCATTGTCGCGCTGCCTGCGACGATCCCCGTGGTGATTGTTGGGGAAGTGCCAAACACTAACGCGCCCGTGCCTGTTTCGTCTGTGAGCACGCCCGCCAACTGCGCGCTTGTGGTAGCGGCAAACTGCGAGAGATTTCCCGTGGTAAGAGCGGTGTTTGCTACGTCGCCTGTGTTCGTTCCGCTAAGATTACTGCCACTTACGGCACCAGATGCGGCAACGCTAGTCGGCGTGATTGCTCCAAGCGTTAAGCTAATCGCGGGCGTAGTTGTCGCTGTCGCCACCGTGCCGCTGACGCCGTTTGCCGTTGTCACGGAAACGCTAGTCACTGTGCCCGTAGCTGAATCCACCGCGTTCAGCGTCGTGCCGCTCATACTTAGGTTTGTGCCTAGAGTGATTGCAACGGGCAATCCGGTTCCGCCGCTGCTCGCCTGTCCAAGTAGCTTTGAGGCGGTTAGGTTAAGACCTTGATTTGTGACGGCCTGTAGTTTTTCCGATGCGCTCAGGCTTTGGGATATGTCATACCTAACCGCCCCCGAAACGGAAAGCGGAGTGAGCGAACCAGCGTTTATGATGTCGGCTGGAACTGTAACGGGAATCGAGAGGATTGTTTTTACCTCGCCACTTGCGCGCGTGCGGACAACGGACAATGTAAGCGCGAGCGAATCCACGCCCGCCGCCCAAAACATTTTCGCCATGTTCACCGTGTTTAGTGAAATCGTGCCGGATGCGCCGAAGGGCGCGAGCAATGAAACATTCGTTGCCGACAAGCTAGGGTCAACTGGCCCCGCGAGGTTGCCGATAAACTCCACAAGATACGCCGCGCCGTCTGTCGAAACTGTGAAGTTGTCCGCTGCGTTGGCGTTATTGTAGCGCAACTGTGGATGCCGCCCTAGCACCGTAGAAAGCTCGCCAATGCTCGCCACGGGCGAAACTGAGCCGCACACCGCCGTCACGCCGTTGACCGTCGCGCTAAGGCTATAAAGCCCGCCATAAGTGCCAGCGGCGAAAGCGATGCGAATTATTTTATTCAGCGATGAACTTGCGGCTTGTTCAGTAGATACCGTGACGCTTGCCGTTGGTAGTGCAGTCGAGGGCGTAGCGTAGGCGGCGGGCTGTTGAACTAGCGCGATAATCTGCTGTCCCTTTGTGGAGACCGTCCCTTGCGCGATAACCGTGACAACCGCCGAGCAAACGGGAATCAGATTCGTTGCCGTCGCTGCGATTGTAGGAAGCACTCCATTCGTCGCGCCGTCCACCTGATAGACGCCCTCGCTCAAAAGCGTGACCGTCACTGCGGGATTTCCGCCAGCTACGCTCGCCGCCGATAGCGGGTCTTCCAAGTCTTCCGCGCTAACGTCGAAATCGAGCGAAGTCAAATCCGTTGTCACGCCGTCAATCTCTAGCGCAAATGTGCCCGCCGTTGGCGCTTCATCCGCGCTTCCGATGCTGACTTGATACGTGTCGCCTGCGGTGTAATCCACGTCAAAGCTGCGCGTGTCGGTTGCTGATGGAACTACGGGCTGAATCGAGATCGCTACGCTTTGATCGTTGCGCGTGAAGTTAGGAAAAGGAGCGATGCCACCGTCTAAGATGCTGTTGATTAAACCGCGCTGCTGCGGGTCTGAGGTGTTAATTAGTAGGTTCAGTGGCATCGCTTAAAGACTTATAGTTAGGTTGAAAAATATGTCAAGTTAGGAACCTTCCCAGACGCAGCCAAACCACGGGACGAGACCGACGCATATCTCCGGAGCTGTTCCATATACCGTAACGGCAGGGAAATACCCTTGCATGAGATGGGTGGTTGTGGGGCACATCAGTTTATACCAGGCTCCGCTGAGTCTGATGTCTTTTTCAGATCCTCCGGGGTCGCTGGATAGTTTTAGATACGTGAGGAGTTGATACCATGTAAATGCAGCACCCGTCAGGCTTGCGTTGTCGCTGTTCACATAATACATCGACGCAGACCAGCGTGCTCCACTTTTAATGGCGGCGGTTCCCATCACATGGTTACTATCAAACTCGACCTCCATCCATATTGCGTGATCGGAGTTCGTGAGGATGAATGTGTTATCGAAGTTCGTGACCGTTTTTCTGTCCTTCCACGTTGCGTCTTTCCAGTATGCTCGGTAGTTATACGTTTTCATCAACGTCGAAATCGGGTTAATTTTCAACGCCAATCCAGCATAAACCAGCGTCATTCCGCTTCCGTTTGTGCCGCCCGTGATCGCCGCGCCTCCTGCTGATGCAGATAGCTTTAGTGTGCTCGCCGTGATGTCGCGTGCGTAGTAGGTTGTCGCCGTCGCAAACGCGCTGCTCATCGTGCCCGTGCCCGCCGTAGTCAGCGCAATCGTGACGGGTGAATTAAGCTCTAGCCCGTGGTTAATGTTCGTGCAAGTCCAAGTGCCCGTGCCGCTGTCGTAGCTGAAAGGAATTGCTAGCGTGCCGCGCATCGTGGGGTAAAGATTCCACGGCGGCAAATACGGCGGCGGTGACGGCTGATTCCATGTGCCGTCCCATCCCATCTTGGCCTTTGTCAAATCGAGCACCACGTTCTGATCGCTCTCGATTACTCGCCCGCTTCCACCGCTGGGAGGCAATACAACCTGCCAATCGCGGTTCATGCGGTCAATAATGCGGTTGCCGAACTTCTTAGAAAGAAACCCTTCCTTGAACGCATCCTCTCCCATTTGTGGAATTTTATCCATTAGGGAGAGGTGAATTGTGACCAGCTAACATAAACCGCCTTGCGCTGGTAAAAGAATCCGCGATAAAGCTCAATCGCGGAATCCTCCGCGACGAAATAGCCCGCACCTAGCGGAGTAGGCGAGCCGATATAAACCAGCCGCCCAAACACGGAAAACACTTTCGGCGCGTAGATAATCGAGGGCTTCGTGAGACTGTATTCATAAACCACATCAGCGTTCACCGTGATAGGAAGCTCCGCAACCTCCGGCGCAACTGGCGGGCTTGTCCAATCGTAAGAAAGCGTCGTGCTAACAAACTGGAAAGGATAGGTGATCGTGCTTTGCTCCGTGCGCGTGCTAGGCAAGCTGGCATAAGTGCGCGTAAAAGAAAGGATGCCGCACCCTTCATCTGTCGTGTCGCTTTCGTCAATGAGGTATGCGGTAACTGGAGCGCCTCCGCGTGTCACGGTAATCGTTGAAAGCTGCTCGTGATTCGTCGTCGGTGGAGTGTTGAACGGCGCAAGCGAGTTTTTCAACGGCGTGTAATTCGCCGCGTATTGCATGAACTTCGCCTTGTATTCAAAGCTCTGCGTGTCGCCTTTCGACTGAAACGGAAGCGACCACGTAGCTGGCCCGTCTTGCGTTGCAACCGTCCAATCTCCGTCTCTGATTTGATTTGGAACACTCATGGCGCGTTGTTAAGTTCTCCTACTGTTAATTTTTCTGCTTGAAAATTCCCGGCCTGATTTAGTGCGGCATTTCCTGCGGCGATGTTAGCCTTAGCTGCCCTGTCTTGAAATTCCATACGTGCTTTTTCTGCCGACGGGCTTGTGAAGTCGTTGCTGTCTGTTTGATCGTATGCTCCACCCATGACACCGCGCCTGTTGCGCCTCTCGGCTTTGTCCTTTTCGCGGGCGTTGACTAGCCTTTCGAGTCTGTTGTTTTCAGCCTGCTCTTTTCTCTCCGCTTGCCGTTCTTGCGGAGTCTTTCGTAAGTCTGCCACCTTCGCGCCAAGCTCCGCCGCCGCCTGTTGCTTCGCAAGCTCCTTAGCTTTTGGCGCGTTGTCTTGGCGAATAGCGTCCGCAATCTGTAATTCAAACTGGGCGCGAATCTGCGCGAGTGCCGCTAGCTTTTTATTGCCCGCCGCCTGTGCGTTAATTTGCGCTGTGATTAGCTTTTGCTGCTCTAGGTCTTTTCCGTTTAGATAGTAGAACTCCTGCTTTTGCAATAAGGCGGATTGAACCGCCGCCTTTTGTCTTGCTACGGCGTATTTATCAACTTGAGCCTGATTTTCAAGAGTCGCTAGTTTTTTGCCTTCCGCGCTTATTTGTGAATCTATTATTTCAAGCTGCGACGTTAGCGTTACGTTCCTTTTCGCAAGCGCATCGTTTGTAATTAAGTCCGCATCGGAAAGGCTTTTGGTTTTTTCAATCTCTCGCGTCGTCAAAAGATTTTGCTGCAATAGTTTTTTTATCCCAGTAACTTGCGTGCTGTTTTTGGAGTAACCCGACTCTGCCACCCTTAGCTGCTTGTAAAGCTCTATATTTTCGGTTTGCTGCTTTTCAATTTGGTCGTCAATTAAGATTCCACGCTTGCTGGCAGCTTCATTTAGCGTGGCCTCCGATCTTTCTTGTTGCTGAGAAAGCGCAATGATTCGCAGTTTTCCCTGCGCCTCTAGGTTTATTTTTTTTGTTTCAGATGCAACTATCCGCTTTGCGGCATCGCCCATTTCTCCCTGCGTCCCCTCTGGCGTGTTTGCTGCCTTAAGGTCTGCTATTTTCTGTTTGCTCTCTTTGTCAACATCCATTGCCGCAAGCCTAAGTTCTGCGCCTGCGCTTAAATTATCCGCCGCCTTAAGTTCTTTGTTTGTTTGCCGCTCAAATTCCTTGGAATTTACATCACGGGCCTTGGATACCGCCGCTATAAACTTATTGTCTTGTTCGTTGTTGGCGGTTCTTACTTTTTGAAACTCTTCTGTAAGTGCTTGATATTTTTGCTCCTTTGCAATTACTGCATCAATCGTGAATGCCTTCTTTTGAAATTCCGCATTTGCGCTTCGTGCCGCGATAGTTTGATCTACAAATGACTTAACAACAGACTGCCCAGCGGTCGCAATCACGCCGACATATCCCGGCACCCTAGATGCAAAATCTAAAAACATTCCGCCGACTTGATTGAACCTTGCCATGTTCGCCGCGCCTTCGGAAAGATTTCCGAGAGCTGCCCGCGTGTCTAATTGCGCTAACGCTCTAGTCGCCTCGCTCCCCCCGCTGCTGATTAGCTGCAATCCCTGAACGAATTTATCGGCAACGGCAATGTTGGCCAAGCGAGCCGCCGACTTATCTACCTTGTCAATTCCATCCGCCGCCTTACTCCCGCTTTTCTCCACGGCATCCAGACGCGATGTCAGCTTGGCAATGCCAGCTTCAAACGCTGACAAGTCCACTCCCGCCGTCGCTAGTATGTCGTTTTTTCCGGCCATCTTAGTTGTTAGGTTTCTGCATTGAAAAAGAGTAAGTGCCGTCTCGATTGCGCGACGGCTGGCTGACTAGGAGATAGCCTTGCTTTCGCTTGCGGTTAATCTCGCGCACAACGGTTTTCTCCGGCTTCGTGATTGTTTCGAGCGCATCGCCCCATTTGCTAGCAATCTCGTCACTTCTGCGATTGACTACTACGCAACCGCGAGAACGATCCGCCGCTTTTATTAGCTGATAAATGACGTTCAGCGGCGAATCTAGCACGCGCTCCAATGTCCATTCGCCGGACGGATAGCTTTCGTTTAAGCTGTGATACAAGCCCGCAGTTGGCGAGTAATACGGCTTGCACGTTGAACCAGTAGGAGCATCGAGAAACGCCGCGTCAAGAAATGCGTCAATGCCCTCCAATGTTGCTACAACGTCCAAGGTCGCGTTTGTTTCGATAAAGGCGTCTCGCCCCTCCTGCACGGCATCAAACGGAAATAAAGGCGAAACAAACCAAAGGAATTGCAGCACCGCCGCGTCTGTAATCTTTCCGCCGCAAACGAACGGCGAATCATACGCACGCAACCACTCGAAGCGGCGAAGCGTCAAAGGCATACACACGATGCCGCCGATTAACTCAGGGAGTCCAAGCAACGCCTTGGAGCGGTCGCGCCTTTCGCTCGCTATCGCGTCATCAAAGCCGTGGATGCAAGATTGACCTGCCACATTATTAGGCCGTGGTAATAGTTGTTCCGCTTTCCGCCGAGACATTCACAACGCGGATAGCTCCGGGAGTGTTTTCTTCCTCGTAGGGAACGGTCGTGACAACGAAAGTAAGCGCGGAGGTTTCATTCGGAGGCGTGTCGGTGAATGTCGCGCCCGGAGCCGGAAACGCTGTCGCGCCAGACGCAAGTTGCAATTCAGCCTGCCAAGTATAACGTCCTTTTGTCCAATGCTTGCGGTTAGGCAATCCCGCCGCCGTGAAGTCCTCAGTGGATGCCCAGTTGCACGTAATCGTCTTTTTGTTTACGATATATGTAACAGCGTTGATTGTGATAGTGGTCGTCCCGAAAGCGGGAGTTCCATCGAGAATTTGATTAGGGACTGGCATGATTTTGAGTGGTTAGGTTTAGAGATTCGTCGGCCAAGCGTTAGGGTTAATAGAGAAATATATGGCGAATGTCAACGTAGAAGTGTCGAGGTTCATTTCATCGTCAAAGCTAGTGTCAGAGCTAGCCTCGCGCACATCCATAACTAGCAATGGCGAGTTCTGCTTAGTCCACTCCTGCGTGATGTAGTAAAGCTGCATACGCGCCCGCGCCTGCCCGACTAGCTTTGCGTGTGCATCGCTCTTTGCCTCGCTTGTTCGATTCGTGACAACCTTCACTTCAATCGTGCCGTCGTAGGCGTCATAAATCCAGCGCACGCGGTCAACGGCTAGCTTGGCGTGATTCTGTGTCTGCCCCGTTGTCGCTTTGATTTCTAGGCGCGGAGATTGCGCCGAGTCCACCATGCGCGAAAGATAAACGTGGGGCGTGGCCGTTTTTAGAATCCCGCAAAAGGCGGACTCTAGGTTGTTTTCAAACTGAAAGATTTCATCGGTGCTCATTTGTTCATTATGGCAAAAAGCGTGACCTTTAATCTTTTGTTCACTGAGCGACGGAATTGCCGCTCATGCTTTTTCTGCGCGTCGGCAATTATTTGTTCGCCAGTGAATTTCTTATAGCGCGAAGGCATGGCTAAAAATGGATTGAACATCGCCACAGAGAACGTGCGCTTTCCTCCGCGTATTTGTCCATAGGCACGAGGCGGTGCTTTTATCGGGTCTCGTCGTGACGTAGCGTTTTTGACCTGCTGGCTTTCTGGAATCTGCAAGCCGAGCGAACGCGCAAGCTGCCCCCACGAAGCGCGGTAAAGGAATCGAGCAGGAGCACGGCCCGCCAGAAATTGCGCCTTTGTCTTTCCTCTCCCTCCTTGCTCTTTCCATCGCTGAAACTGGTTTCCTTTTTTCTGGATTTGATTTGAACGAATAAGAGAGAAGTCACGAACGGGAGTAATCCGCGAAGCCGTCGCCAGCGTCTTTTTTGTGTAGTCCATCACGTCCGGCTTAAACTGGATTGCCGCAACTTGCTTCATCGCTTCCAGCTTTTTCCGAAGCGTTGAAACATCTACGCGGAATCCAGTCTTTTTCATTGTTTAAGGTTGGCTCGGAGTTCAACGCTGCCGTCTCGATTGTCTCGCGTGATTGCGATAACTTGAAACGCGCTGTCGTTATGGGCGAACACGGATTTAAGCTCAATCTCGCTAGCCGTGAAATCAGTCGCCAGCATTTGAAAGGTTGCTGGCATCTGCTCTTCATAATTCGCGGTCGCCATGCGCTTCGTGTATTCAATCGGCGGAGCAATGCACGCATAGCTTTTGCCGTTGAATGTAAGCGTGTCGCCATACATAGACGAACTGAGCATGGCGTTAAACGCCCGCAACGATGATGCCTTGAAATCCAAGGCCATAGCCTTACGGCTTCACGCCGCCTACAAGTGGCGAGAATTTCATCGTGGTAGTGGTCAGCATACTGCCGAGAACAATCACCGTAGAGCCGGAATCCAGGTCGGCGTAAGTCTCGGTCGCCGCGCCTGCCGTGTCGCTGCTGAGATAGATGACAACGCCAGCCGCGCTAGCGGTGAAGCCCGTAGTCAGCGCCGTGTCTGTCGGCACGTATGGCACGGGCTGCCCCGTCGCAACGTCAGCGAGCGCAATGCCCGTTACGCTATTGGCTGGAGTCGTGCCGTTGCTATCCGCAAGTCCCGCCGTTCCTGCGGCTAGAGTGTAGATATATTGCCCGCGAGTGATTGCGGTTGATGCTGTCAAAACGGCGATAGTGCCGTTTGAAGATTTAAGGACGTTAGCTGCTGTTACTGCGAGGTCTGCCATGTTAGTATGTGGTTAGGAGTTGTTAGGAATAGTCGCACCATAAGAGTAATCGCCTATATGTTGCAAGCATATAGTTTGATCCACCAATACTTTTCCGCCTAACTTTCGCCAGTTGTCGCAAAACCACCAGTCCTCGCTTCGCCATTCTCCGTCATTGTCGCACCCTTCATGCCAGAATTGCCACTCTGCACGCCCGTGGTTGTGATACTCCGGCACTAGCGGTTTCATCTTCTCGAAAACGCTACGATGCACGCGCATAAAGCCTCGCCCTGCGCGTTTGACCTCCACAAGCGGCTCGTCGCCGCCGAACGGGTTTTCATCGGTCAACGTGGCAACGCACCATTGCAGCGGAAGTGCTTTCTTTGGATAGAGGCCATACACAAGCGGAACGTCATGCGAAAGCAACTTGTCCACATCTTCGCGGGTGAAGTTGATGTCGCAATCTATAATCAGCATTTCATCGCAATCGCTGGAAAGAAACGTGGCCGTTGCCATGTTCATAATCCTAGTTGGGTAGGGCTGAGAAAAGCGAGCAAGCGCGATGCCGCGCCCCGTCAATGCCGTTAAAGCGGAATAGACATATTGCGCCTTTATGATGCCAGTTCCGTTATCGAGAATCGGCACGAATAGCTTCGATGCCATATTCCTAGAGCTTGTCGAAAAGTCTGCGGAAATCCGCCGCCGTGTAGTCGCCGCTTGTGTTCTCGCCTTTGACTAAGTGCGTGCGAAGAAAGCGAACCTGATGCGCGTCTAGAACCTTTAGCGCAACGATTTCGCCCGTGCGAATGTCTTTGTATTTGCCGCTGTATCCAGAAAACGAATCGTCGGTCTTTGCGACCTTCGTTAGCGCCTTGCCTTTGAGCGCGTCTAGTTCTGATTCCTGTTTAGCAATCTGCCGTTTAAGGGCGTCAACTTGCCTGTCGTTTGATGGTGTTTCTTTTGCCATAGGTGCAGACTAGCTATTACAGGATGCGGTTATTGGCAAGCAAAAACCCGCGCCTGTTTCCAAGCGCGGGCTTTGTGAATCTAGTTCAAACTAGAGACTAGCTGTATTGTGTGGCGATAAGGTCTCCCGCATTGCCGTTCGCAATGTAGGGCGCTTTCGAGGTTTTCGTGCGAACAATGTTCGACTCCGTTTTCTCTTCGCGGTAGGTATCCACGCCGTATCCATCTGCGGGAGTGTAGGAATCCCAATAGGCATTTACGCCAGCGCCTTGCAGCGTTGCAATTCCGTCTTCCTGCGCGCTTGCGCTGTCGCCGGATGCGCCGACCCACACGTAGGTATTGCCCCAGATGCGGGACATAACTGGCGTTGCGCCGTCGCTTGCGCTGTTATAGACGCTGTTTCCAATGAGCACCTTTTTGATGCCAGCGTCGGCAAACGCGAGTTGCAGATTGCTCTGGTTGACTTCGTAACCTTTGCCGAGTTGGGAAACAACGAAGTTAGTCAGCAAGGTAGAGCGGCGGATGCGCTTATATACCTGCGAGCTAAGAACGATAGTGTCGGCAACTTCGCCCTTATCGAGCACGCGCTCAATCGAGTCATACACATCGCGCACGAAGTTGACCGTGGCGAGGTTGGCTTCCGTGTAAGCAACGGCGCTGTTGGTTGCGCTGCCGAAGTTGGTCGTGTTCATGATCGCGGCGGCTGTCAGATACTCCGTGGTGATTTCCACGGCTTCTGCGGCTTGCGCTGCCATGAGGGACTCCACGCTGAGATAATCGGCGTAGTCCATTTCAACTTCGTCGGGCACTTGAATCTCGCGCTTGCGGATCGTAACGGTGAACGAGTCATCGTTAAGAGTTGCCGTCATGCGTTCGACGTTTGCGCCGGGAGCAGTGATGAAGTAATCATCCAAGATTCGTGCAAGCTGCGCGTTTGCAATCTTGGCTTTCACCAAATGCACCGTGCGCTTGTTCACCGGGAGGGCCGGAAGAATCTGCGAATGAATGTTGAGCTTGTTAATCCCGCGTCCCTCACGAATGACGGATGCGAGTTCCTGCCGAGGGCGGGCTGTTGAGTTAGTATATGCTGGCATTGTATTATTTAGTTAGTAATTAAGCAACGTAGCCGAGTTCCACCACGCCGAGAGTATCGGTCGAAGGAGCTTGCAGCCATTTGCCGATTAGCACGGCGTTAGTTGATGTTGCGGACGCTTTGCCGGATGCTGCGGAGTAAGCCGCTGCGCCGACGGTGCAGTTTGCGGAAGCGAGCACTGGCACGCTGCCGCCGCTGCCGATAGGAGCCGCGAGGCCCGTGCCGGAAGCCGGAATGTCTTGAAGTGCGACGTAATCGCCTGCAATAGTGATTCCCGCAACGCTGACGAGTCCGTTAGTGTTAAGCAGGAGACGAGCACCACGAGAAATCGCAACGGCGGTTGCCGTGACGGTTTTTTGGATGCCAATGTTAGTTGTAGCTGTGTTTGTAGTAGCCATGATGAGTTAGGTATTAGAGCTTTCCTGCTTTGCGAGCAGAGTTGTAGATTTCGGGTTTATCTTTGGCCAAGCGGAAGATTGCCGTGGAGCGATCTTTAGCGCCTGCTGAGATTTGAGCGGCGATAGCCTCTTCGACTTCATCCTTCGCGGCTGGCGCGGCTGGAAGCGTGAACTTGCCAGCGCCGAGAGCGGCGGTGAACTTAGCCTCTGCGAGCACTACGGCTTCGCCTTTGGCGGTTTCGAGTTGGCGCTTGATTGCGCGATTGCAACGGGCGAACGCGGCCATGAGCGCGGGCGCTTTTTCGTCCTCCGGCTTTTTGTCGGCATCGGTGACGCCTGCGGTTGCTTCCATTTCGGCGGTGTCGGGCACGACGGGCGCGTCCGCTGGTTTGTTCGCTGCGGCGATTGCGTCTGCAATCATCTTAGCGACTTCGATTTTATCTTCGTCTGTCATTTTGGTTTGTGTTTGTGTTTGTGTTTGTGCTGCGGAAAAAAGAGCCGTAGTCGCTGCGCCACATTCGACTAAATCGGCGGCTTGAAAATCGAGAGGCGTGCTGTCCTTATCGGATGGGTCGTAGGAAAACACGGGCGACAGCATCATATTCTCGGGGTCGTGCTCTGCGTTCCATAGAGCGGTCTCCTTATACTGGCCCGGCGCTAGGTGAAGGTCAGCAATGGGATTGCCCTCACTGTCTTTGCGAATGTCTTTCAACTTGCCGACTTTGGCGTGCAGCGCATCGCCGTTGCCCTGCTTGTAATCGTGCGTCCAATGAACTGGAATAGAGCGACCGCCAGCATGAGAAAGTAGCGCATCCACAAATGCGGGCGTGATTGTCGCATAGCGCGGCTTTCCATCCGGCCCGCTGAAGCACGCGACCTTGCCTAGCTCTGCAATCTTTACGCCCAAAAGCACATCGCCGTTGATGCTATCTTGCGAAAACGATGCGTGCCTAAGTGATGCTAAAGCTGTTGCCATTTCCGCGCTTATACCTAATCAGATTAGGCAAAGCGAGGGAAGCTAAACGCATTGCGCTTTAACGCGGGAAAGCGCCTTTGCTATCTCCTGCAAACGAAGGCTAGGCTTTAAGACTCCAAGCTCTACTTTTTGCAGATAGCTTTGAGAAACGCCAATCTTCGCGGCCATTTCCTTTTGCTGTAATCCAGCGGAAAGTCGGGCGCGTGCTATCGGCGTGCGGCGTGGTGATACTCTCATTTTGAGACGTATTCTGTTCGCTTGCGCGCCGCCTCATGTTCTGGAGAATCTTGCCCGCTCTCATCTGCGGCTATGTCCTCGGTTTTTAGTGCGTGCTGAATAGTCGCCGTATGGGTTTCCGTTTCGGCAATCTTAGCGCCAAGTTCATTGACGGTCTTTTTCAAGTCGTCATTTGCCGTTCCTGTTCCGGCCTTTAGTTGCTCCACAAGCTGCCCGTGTAATTCTTTAACGCGCGCATTTGCATCGGCAAGATTCTTTGCGTTGCTCGCGTTCTTTGCTTTTAGTGCCTCATGCTTGGCTTTTAATTGTTCTAGCTTGCTTTGCTTAGGCGCTGGCGCGCCCTCTTTCTTTGCCCCGCCTCCGCCGCCTTCGCCAAACTTCCCATCATCGGCGCGAGGATGCTTTGATTCCTCAAACGCGAGTTTTGCTAATGATTTTGGCCCGCGACAATTCCATTTTTTGCGAGATAGATTATTTGGAGAGTTTGGGTCTGACCTCCAGTCGCCTTTTATTTTCTCGCTGCGGGCGCAATAGGAATCACCCTTGGCAGTTCCCGGCCTGATTCGGTCGCCGCCATCTGCCGCCTTTCCTGCTTGGCCATATCTCACCGTCCGTTCTCTTCCTGTCTCTGGATCAGTCACGACTTTTTCAAATCGTTTCTCAGAATCATCTTCCATTCTCGCGATTGAGTCATCGCAATACTCGCAGCCTTCACATTCTTCAGAAAGCATTTCCGACAAGCGTGCTTTTTCTGAATTATCTGGAAGCGGCACTGAGGCTTCTTGCGAAAGGGTCATTCCTTCCGCCGCTGCCGACTGTTGTGGGTTGTCGCTCACTTGTGCAATGTCGGCAATGGTAACGCTTGGCTTATATCCAGCTTTTACGAGTGCGCGGTTTGCATCTTCGACTGCCATCGCCGTTGCAACCGCTTCCTGCATGGACTCGCGCAAAACGACGGGAAAGCTGCGCCCGCTGTTGGCCATGATGACGGCGCTTTTCGTCGTGATGCCGCTGCGAATCGCCTTGATGTCCGAAGCATCGTCGCGGAAGGCGTCTGCCGTGGGCAGTGTAGTAAAGCCCCAGCAACCACGCGCAATGTTTGGCATCGGCGGGAGTTTCCTTCGCTCTACGCCGTCCATGATTGTCACGTAGCTGATAACGTCCAATCGAGGGCGGTGAACGTCATTGCGGAGCCGCATAATCTCGCGCCCTGCCGCCTCAAATGCTCCACGGAAAGGAGCACCGCCGCTTTGTGCTCCGCTGAATAAAAACTCGTAAGGAAAGCCGACCGCAAGCGATGCCGATGCGTCCAAATAACGCATCCCGTTAATAAACGAATCGCTTGGATGCTCGCCTTTCAACACTTGATAATTGTCGCCGTTGAACTGGTATTTCACGATAGCGCCGTCTGCCATCGTCTCCACGTATTCAACCGCGCCCTCGCTGCTCACTTGCGTCTCGTAGTCGAGTTCGTTTGGTTGCCCGCTATTATTTGACGCGATAGCCGCAATCTTCGACTGCTGTTGCATCGTGTCTTTAGTGCTCTTCAAAATCTGATAGCGCGAGTTCACATCTTCCAGCGCCGAGGCGAAGATTGAAACGCCGCGAACGCCGCCCGTGATGTCGTCTTTGAAAAATATAACGTCGCACGCTTCCACGCGCTGCGGATTTGTGTAAATCGCGTCAAAGCCGCGCTCGTAAATTCGATAAGCGGTGGTATTTGGCCCCTGCAAATACAAGCCGGAAAAATAGACTTCGCCGCTGCGAACATCGCGCACGGGTCGAGTGAACTGATAAAGCTCGCCAATGCGATCCGCCGTGACTTCCAGCAAGCGCAAGCGCCCCTCGTCACGATACCATTGCAGCGCCGAGTCTCCGCGCTCCGGTAAGTTCACATCGCTCGCACGGGCAAACGCCTGTTGCATGGAGCATCCAACGCCCATGTGCTTCCATTGTTCCATGCAATACGCGCTCACGGCTTCATCTAGCGCGTGGTCTCCCGTGTCGGGCGCGTAGGTGATTCCGCTGCTGCAATACATCCGGCGCTTATTGATGTAATTGCGAGCGAACGACGTGTTTTTAATCGCGTTCTCGCCCTCAAAAGAAAGCCGCACGCGCTGCTGTTGCGCGTAGCTGGAGTTCGGATTAGTGCCCGTGCGCGTTGCTGGCGCTTGCACCTTATTCGGCATCGCTGCATTGTAGCCTGCAAACTTAGCAACGCCGAGCGCGATGCCTTGGATGCCTGCTTTGATTCGTTCAGAGAGTGCGGGCTTAGTCATTGACGGTAATTGGCGGGCGATTACCCGTGAAGTCTTGATATGTTTTAGACGGCCCAAGTGTGCCGCCACGGATGCCTAGCTCATAGTTTGCTTCCATGAGTAATTCACTCAAGTCCATGTTTTGAATCCCGCTGGATTTTGCGCCTCCGCTAAGGCTTGTGAATGTGCCGTAAAGGGCGCGATCAAACCCGCTGGCGAGCAACTGCTGGATTTGGGCGGTAGTAAAGTTGCGAAAAAGTCTGCGCGGGCTAGGCATTTCGCGGACATATAGCAGAGACACCTAACAACTAGCAAGCGCAAAGTTAGGCGACGGCGGGCGTGCTTTTATGGATTTACCGCCCCAGCGTATGAGATAACCAGCCCACACCAATAGGCCGAAACAATACTGTTGTCCGTCACTGAGTTGGCTTTTACACCGACTGCCGCGAAATGGCTAGCGGAAAGTGAAAACAGTCAGCTTCACTCTAATCATGTTTGCGCGCGTAGCTTCGCATCTCCAAGTCTCTACTTCAACAAATCCCGGCCCGTGCTGCAATCCTAACTTGAAGGCCATAGTTTTCGTTACAATTTCAGAGCGTTTTTGAAAATCCGCGTAGTCTAAACGATTATCGTCATAAATCGGGCTTTCATCTGTAAATACTTCGCTCTTAAAAACCTCATTCGCCGAGGTGGATAACCAGTCGTCTTTTTGTGTTGATTTATATGTGTTCATTTTGTCTCCTGTGTTTTGGTTATAGCTAGCGGAAAATGTCCGTGCTTCATTGCGAGAGTCAACGCCATTACCTCGCAATCCCAAAAATGGTCTTTTCGCACGCGCTTCCATACCGTTGCTTTTACCTTGTTCGTCTTTTTGTCGGTCTCCACAAGCGGAATGAACGCTGGCATATTGGCGACGTAAATCTCCGGCATATCGGACGCAATGCCGAAGTAGCGCCCGCTAGAACCACCGACAAGCGCGGATAAATAGCCGTAGAGCGTGTTATTGTCTCCAACGATACAATACGCCCATCCTGCGGGCAACGCGCCCTTGCTGACACCGCGCAGCTTGTCCGGCTGTTTCTCGCCTACAACGCCGCTTTCCGGCTTTGGCACAGAATACGGCATAGGATGCGAGACTTGCTTGCCGTCAATCGTGGCAACGTGGAATTGCTCTAGGTCACTTCCGCGATAGGCATACCATCCGTATTTTGAGCACTCACGAAACACTAGCCTGTTCTCATGGCCTGAGTCCACAATGACGCACGTTCCTTTTCCCGTTAGATTTCCGTCAACTTTGGCTTCGCGCACGCCAAGAGTGATCGCCATTTGATGAAGCTGCTCGAAAGTATCTAAGCGCCTGTATTCAATGCGGCGGGAATTTCCAAGGCGGTCGTATTCGACGCACAGCGCGTGAAGATGCGCGCCTTCATCTCCGCTGCCAGCTTGAAAGTCCGCGCTGAGTATCCTTATTTTTTCCTCCGCGCTTTCCCAAACGTCGCCTAGTTTGTAATCATTGACGCCTTTGCCGCCGCCAAAGTCAGGCAAGAATGGTTTCCAGCTTTTACAAAGGCGTTTCTTATGGAAATCTTCTAGCGGCTTCAAGTTGCCGAGCTTCGCCGCTTCCATTGCCGCGACTGACTCAATCAGCATTTCGCGCCATGAAATCCAATGAGCGGCGAAAACACTCCACCGAAACGAACGAGTTTCCGGCGATGCTGCTGGATTCTGTGAAACGTAGTCGCCATCTTTCACAAGCGCGTAGCGTTCGCGGGCGGTGTCTTGAAATGATTCGTGACAATGCGGGCAAACGCAAGAAATCGAGCCGCCGTTAATTACGAACACCTCCGCGCCGTATTTCTCTTTTGCATCTTCCGCCCAAAGCGGCCAAAATAGTTCCGTGCATTTCGGGCATCGGAAATGCCACTCGTCTTGTTGGCCCGCGAGAAAGAATGTGTCAACTTCGCGGCCTTCATCCGGCGCGGTAGTAATGTGCGTTCCTTGTCTGTCCCATCTTCCGCCCATGCGCTTTTCAAACTCGATTAGTCGCCCGTCTGGAAACGCCTCCAAGTGCGATTCGTCCGTTTGCAGATAGCGCACTTGCACCGACTGCGCCGAGGTAATCCCCGGCCCTGAGATTTCGAGAAATTTGTGGCGAAAAATCATCAAGTCGTTGGTGATTGCGTATTTGTCGCGAGACACAAGCCGCATCGCGTCTTTATTCGCCCGCACCCATTCTTTGCCGCGTGTCTTTGCCCAAAGCGCGGCATCGTCATCGCTCTGACATACCATCTTTTGATCGCCTACGTCGCACACGATGCGCTTCGTGTTGATAATCTGTCCCGTTACCGTTCCCATGCACGAAGATGCCTTGTAAATCACAAGACGCTTGCAAGTGATGTCATCTGCCGCCATGAGGGGATTTCTAAGAAACGGGTAGAACTCATCACGAAACGGCCCCGTGATAGGTGACGATTTATTAAAGACGATGTGCTTGCGGGCGAAGTCGAGCGTGGTCATGGCTTAATCCCGCACTTAACGACGTGCTTTTTGATTCCGCCTTCAGTTTGCACGCCGTAAATCACAACTTCGTTCCCGCTTGGAATGTCTTTGTAAAAACACAGCTTGCCTTCATGGATATAAGCGGTGTCTCCTGTTGTAAATTGAGGCGCGTTCATATCGTCAACCATGCGGGAAGCACGCCGTCATTTTTCGCCGCCGTAATCGCGCCTTCCTTAGCTGCGCGGTAGTTTCCAGCATGGGCGATGTGAAAAGCCTCTGGCGAGTCGCACAGCGCGGCGGATTGCGCGTCTGCGATGATTGTTTGTTCTATGGCGAGGTCAATGCTGAGTTGGTATTGCGCGAAAATCTCCTTTGCTTCGCTCACAAGTAGTTTTTCGCCTTCACGCTCACTTGGTTTGATCTTTTCGTGGTATTCGCGCAGACTCTTGACCGCCACATCCCAACGTTTGAAAGCAAAAAGCAGGTCGCTTTCCAGCCGTGTTTTCTGAGTGGCCCAAAGCTCATGTTGCTCCGTTGTTGCGTTAAGTGAAGGCTCAGGAAGGTTGTCGAGTTGATGCTCTAGCTCCTGTTTGCGCTGATAACATTTCAACTCTTCCGTTTCCAGCCGCGCAAGTGCGGCGGGCGCGCCCTTTTCCTCCGCGCCGACTGCTTTGGTTTGTATCTTTGCCATATCAGCCCGTGATTATCTCCCAATATGCGAGACGATGAAAGCAATTACTGCCGTCCGATTCGTCGCGGGCTTCGTGCGCGCCTTGTTCGTTTTGCATTACATAGCAGTTGATGCGCTTGTCGTCCTTTGTGATGCCGATGAAACGGAATCCTGCGACGTTAGGGATTGAGGAAAGAGGAAAGCGTTTCATTTACTAAGTCTTTCAATCGCTGTGGCAATGGCGGATTGCGCGTCGGCAATCGCTTCGTGCATGGCGAGGTGATTCGCTGCGAGCTTGGCGTTGTTCTCCGCGATTAGGCGGTTTAGCTCGGCTAGTTTCGCGTCGTATTCGGCTTGGAGTTGAAGATAGGATGA